GCAAATAGTGGAAGCGGAACTGGAGGAAGAGGAGTTGACCCAAATGGAGGAACTTCTGGTAATGGAGGATCTGGAGCAATTGTAATAAGATACAAATTCCAGTAATATAAATTATGGCACATTTTGCAAAAATAGATCCAGATACAAATATAGTTCTAACAGTCTTAGTTGTTAGTAATTCTGATTGTATTAAAAATGGTGTCGAACAAGAAGCTGTTGGTCAAAATTTTTTACAGAACAGTGCTAACTGGCCTGCTGCTAATTGGATTAAAACTTCATACAATACTAGGTTAAATCAATATTGGAAAGATGATGGTACATTAGCAGATGATCAGTCTAAAGCATTCAGAGGAAATTTTGCATCGATAGGTGGTGAATGGGATCCTACAAATGAAATTTTTTGGAATATAAAACCTTTTGATTCTTGGGTTAAAAATGTTTCTAAAGCTAAATGGGAATCTCCTTTAGGAGCAAGACCTGATTATACAACTGAACAAAAAAATAGCACAACTCATGATTATTTATATGAATGGAATGAAAGCACTACATCTTGGGATTTAAAAGAAACTCCAAAAGAACCAGCTCTTACATCAGAACAACAAGCTGCTGGGCAATGGTATGATTTTAATTCTGATAACAATAGTTGGGAGTTGCAAAGTCCATAAAATTATATATAGTGGTAGGTGGTATGCAAAAGAAAGTATTAAGTGAATTAAATTTTTATTACGGCGATGTTAAAATGCCGAAGGGATTTGAGATAGATAGAGTATATTTAGCTATTGATATTTTTAAATCTGAAATTTGTAAAATGAATTTTAATTTTTCTAGGCCTCTCGACATGTTGAATAAATACATAATAGAGTATTTTCAATTAAATTTTAAAAAAATAATTTTTAATACATCTTATTTTGGTAATATTTATTATCCAAATGAATCTTCTTTTCCTATTTTAAAATCAAAAGACTGTAGTTACGTTATGTTATACTGTGTTAAAATAGAACCAGATTCTTGTTTTTTAAGAATGTTTTATGATGATAATGATAATAAAGATAATTGGTGGGATATACCTCTTGAAGATAATAAGTTTATTATCATTCCAAGTTGTTTAAATTATTTTATCTCGTCTAATAAAAGTGATGATATGAACATAATATTAACTATAAAATATGAATCTAAGTAATTATTATTGGTGTTTTAAATCTGTTTTAACCCCTCGTTTTTGTGATGAAGTAATTGAACATGCTTCTTTACAAAAAGAAATGATGGCTAGAACCGGTGATTATGCAAATAAAAAATTAAATAAAGAAGAAATTAAAAACTTACAACGTAAAAGAAAATCAGATTTGGTATGGTTAAACGATGCTTGGATATATAAAGAGGTAATACCTTATGTTAAAAAAGCTAATATAAATGCAGGTTGGAATTTTCAATGGGATCAACCTGAACATTTTCAATTTACAAAATATAAATTAAATCAATTTTATGATTGGCATTGTGATAGTTGGGAAAAAACATATGGCAATGGTAAGATTAGAAAACTTTCTGTAACCTGTCAATTATCAGATCAAACAGAATATAAGGGTGGAGAGTTAGAATTTGATTTTAGAAACTATGATCCTCATATGAGAGATGAATTACATCATGTACAACAAGCAAAAAATATTTTAACAAAAGGATCTATTATTGTCTTTCCATCTTTTGTTTGGCATAGAGTTAAGCCTGTAACAGAGGGCACTAGATATTCTTTGGTTTTATGGAATTTAGGGAGACCTTATAAATAAAATGAAAAAAGAACAACATTTTAAAACACCTATTTGGTGGGAAGAAAAATTAGACTTTGTTAGATCTCTTAACAAAGTATCTGATAAATATATTCAAGAAGCTAAAAAAAGAAATAAAAAACTTATAAAAGCAACAGGAGATTTTGGAATATCACATCACTCAACACAACTACTTGTTGATAATTCTTTTTTAGATTTTAGAAAATATATAGGTACAAAGTCTTATGATTTTTTAGATGACCATGGTTATGACATGAATCAATATGATTTAATATTTTCTGAAATGTGGGTTCAAGAGTTTTCTAAAAAAGGTGGGGGACACCACAGTGCACACGTACATTGGAATCAACATGTGTCAGGTTTTTATTTTTTAAAAGCTAGTGATAAAACATCTTGTCCAATATTTCATGAACCAAGAACAGGTGCACGTTGTACAAA